ATCAAGTCCTCGTATTGCGATACGGTATGAGATGTAGCTATAGAGTAGACTGCTGAAGTAAAAGCTATTGGGAAGTTTACAGAAACCGTACTTTTATAAACTGAGCTAATATATCCCCACTGTAGAATTAATCCTATATCCAATTTTACATAGCCGTTCTGCGCTAAATTATAGGCAACAATCTTGCCTTGAGAAGTAATAGCAGCAATTGCATTCATTACAAACGCAGTTGTTGCAATTTGAGTGCTTGATGTTCCTGCCGCCGCAGTAGGCGCCTTTGGCGTACCTGTAAAAGTCGGACTTGCCAAAGGTGCTTTAGCATTAACACTTTTGGCTGTTGCGTAATACGATGGTAATTGATTACCTAACTTTTGGGCGTTATTAGCAAGATCAGCTGTGCCGCCGTTAGCAGGTAATGTTTGAGGTGCTTCTTCAACAAGCTTCCATGTAACACTTCCGTCATCCACGGTATCGTTTACTAAGGTTGGCCATGTCGGCTCTGTACCATTTGATGTACCAGCTTGGATACATATTGCGATTGTGCCGTTTGGCATACTTGGTGACCACACTACCTGATTAAGTTGATAACTTTTTTGCGGCTGCCAAAAATGCTGGATAATTTGATAAATCGTATCGCTCCAATTTAAAAATAATGACTGCATTGCCTGCATGGTAGTAGCATTTGGGTTTGCCACACCACCCTGCTGGGCGTAAATCCTAAAAATATCCGAAAACCGTATAAATTCTTTCATAGCTTCAGATGACATTTATACCACCTCTTTCACAAAGCCTTGCCAAGTGACATCTACAGTCGCTGCCACAGGGTTATTATTTATATCTAAAAGTTGTATCTTGCAAGGATTACGCGTTATTACCACGGCTCGTGCCACAGCAGTTGCATTTCCCTGCACGGCATCAATTCTCACCGCCGTCGAATAATAATTTGGTGTGCGTACTGGCAGTACCAATCCAGCTACCGGAACAGTAATGTTCTCAAAGTGTTCTTCCTTGTCTGGCACATCCACTATAAACAGCACGCTCTTGACAACCGTCGCTTCCGTTACGTTCTCAGGAGCAATGACACGAATATGGATCATGTCTCCAGCATTAACAAGCACTTTACCTGTATATGGTTTAAACATAGTGGTATCATCTGCCCAAAAAGCCCAATCAGCATCTCCGTTCCAAAATGGCGCATCTGATGAAGTCCAGAAATACCCTTTACCCACAATACGGTACTCAATGCGCGCTGGTCCTGTTATTTCATACCTAAGCCAAAACTGACCGCTCGCAGGCACTTGCGTTTGGTAATCAAACACGAATTCTGAATAACGTTCCTGCCAAAATGCATCTTCCGGCTTCACCCAAAATGGCGCATCTAGCGAAGACCAAAACGCCACATTGCTTTTTGCTACCATTTGTCCATTTTCGTTAATGACGCCATTATGCACCGTTTGCCGCCAGTCATCGGCACCAACATCAACTTTATACAGCACATTATCCTCGAGCGGGTCTCCAAGGTTTAAAATCGCATACGCAACATCAGCACTGTATTGCCCAGCATAATCAACCGCCTTAACCATTACCGTGTGAATACCTTGACGCAACGCTTCGATCTCAAACGGCTGCTGTGTAACAACACCAGTATGCAAAGGTATGGCAGTATCCCACGTAATAATATTACCTTGATTATATCTAAAGACAAAACCTGCTATATCATTGGGATTAGGATAAGTAAAATTCCACCAAAACCTTCTTGTTCCCGTAGCAACCTGCTCATGGTCAAGCAAATCCACGTTTGGCGGTAATACATCTATGCCGGCAGATATCGGACCTGTAATAGCCCCACTACTTTGTTTTAACCTATAGTAAGATATTACTTTGACGTAATACTCAGTAAATGGTTGAGTATCTAATTCAACTTCCGTATCCATCGTGGTTGTTGCCATGCGCCACGAATAGCCTCCATTGTCAGACAAAAGCACATTAAAATAATCTGCCTGCGCTCCGTCAGGAAGTTGCCACGATACAAACATTTTGCTCAACTGGGTTCCTGCCGCGTTTTTGTAAGCAATTTGATAAGCTTCTAAATTGATTACATTTTCTATTTCCGGCTCTTCTGCGAGCGAATAATCCGGCTGCGGAATATCGTAATTTTCTTCAAACACACCTTCCGCGTACTCCAATGCTGATATTGTCCGTTCTAAATCACTGCTGCGCGTAATACTTTTTACGATAAACGGTTTAGCGGTAGCATCTACCTTTCCTAAAGAAAAAAGGTCTCCCGCTTGCGGCGTATCATCAGAGCTAAAATTGCCTTGAATGGTAATATATACCTCACCATAAACGCCTTGAATACCGTTTACCTGATATGTATATAGCCCGCCGGATTTAGTGCGAATCATCAGCGCATAAGAAAAGTCTGCATTTATATCGTCGATATCCAACGGAACCACCGCAACACTTAATCCATCAATACGACTAATACGACCACTAAAAGCCCACTGTGGCACATCATGCGACACGAGTATCAAGTCGCCTACCATACAGCCAATCGCTTCAACGTCAGCTTTAAAAGAGCAAGTTTGTTGCAAAAGATTATTGCACATCAACTGATACTTACCCTCGCGAAATGCTTGCTCATAACTTGTAATACCATGCATCTCTATTTGGGTAGGATTGTTGACGATATCCAATGAGTCATAATTATCGCCGTAAATTGTTATGGTATCTTTCTCGTAATCTTTAGCCGCATTATTGAAGCTTATTTCAACGGCATTCGCTCTATCGTCCGTGCTAAGATACGCTAAACTAAAACTGCCGCTTATAATATTTCCCATGTTAAAGAGCTGTACCGGTTGCGTTTTGTGGTCATAGACGCAGCCAAAACGTGTGCCAAACTGCAGCACCATACCGCGCCCTACTGACGCAAGTTCCTTATTTATTGCGTTCCAAAAACCGGATTGCTGAGTTATCTCTATATTGATTTTCAATCCAAGCTTATCGCAGTTTTCCGCCCAAGCTTTAAACTGATCATACAATATCAATTCAGATGGAACGCCTCTAGCTTCAATCACATCCGCACCAGTGTGAATATTCTTTAGTTGCTGTGCGCCATGCAGAAAATCATAACAAGCCCAAGCTGGATTATTAGCGGGCTGTTCCTCGTATGCCTGAGTATGAGTATTAAACACCCACACATTTTTCCTAGTCTTCAAGAAAGATAGTTGTGGCGTACCGCCGGACAGTTGGCTGGTAGCCTTAGCTCGGATACCGATTAGGGCAATATTAGGATACACAAAGTCATCATATACAATCGTACTCAGCATGGTCCAGTAAGTTTTCACGCCGTCCCTAGTACTGCTAACAGATGCACTGCGAGCAGTTACTGTAGCGCGAACTTTATATTGCCCCATTGGCAGGTGGTCAATACGGAACTGCTTACGCACTGCCCCTAGCTTAGCCCCGCTGATGCGCCCGTTTTGGTATACCTCTAAGGTTGTGCTATAGCCAGCTCCTTTAGATTGCATGATTTGCTTGTCAAAGGAAAACTGCCCCACATTTATCATACCGGCAGAATTAGGAGCAAAATACCCTGTCCAACTTGGATAAGCCTTGAACAATTTTCCGGTTTTTGTGTGAGACTTTACGGTTATGCTGTATTGCTGGTAATGTGGGTTTTCTTCGGTATACTCATATCCATCGTCATCAACATATGCAACCTGGCGATTATTCTCGTAGCCGACTGTTACGGTATAATTGCCAAGAGTTCCGCTAGATGTATTCATTACGGCACTAACGGGATTATTTTTTACATCCGGATAACCAGTGGTTATTTTAATCCAATTATCGGTATCGACTAAAGCGCACTCTATTTTCACATCAACCCAAGCCGTACTTAAATTGCCGTTATCCTCGGTATGATAAAGACCTTGTGCGCATTCGATATCTACAATTATGCCCTCCGCACTGTTGCCGTCAGTAACGTCTGTACGCCACTCATTATTATTGAGTTCGTAATTTAGCGCCTTTGACTGAATGGTATCGTTGAAATTATCAATGCAATCTTGGTCGTTAGTGCCAGAACGTATATTGATAACCACATTCTCGTAGTTTTCAACAGGATTATTATTGATTTTTATATCACTTATTTCTAACGGTCCCTCGCCGGCACTGACCAACCAATTAAAATATTGGTCATTACCGTCGTTATCAGTAAATTTAACTAGGCTCTGACCGCCGGATTTGACAGTGCCATAGGTAACAGCTATACCGTTAGATACGCCTTCCATAGTCTGCACGCCGTTCCAGCTGTAAGTGGGATCTTCTTCTCCGGAATACTTGCCAAGGCTTGTGTTAGGAGCCGTCAATTTAGCAACTAGCGGGCCGCCGATAAACATTACTGCCGCCGCAGCAACATAACCGCCCATGGCCGCAAGAGCACTTGCACCTGCAAAACTTCCCCAAGTACCTGTAGCCACCAAACCGCCTACACCCATTGCAACAACAGATAAAGCAATAGCGGCTATTAGTCCTAGAGGATTTTTACCGCCTTTTTCAACCATTGGCATAACAACGATGAACGCTTGACTCGGAACAATCTGCTCCATATCTGTAGCAATCGGTCTAATTATAGTGCGGCCGTTAAGCTGCACCCTTGCGCTTCCATCAGGCAATAGATTTACATATTCACTGATATAAAAAGACAATGGACGCCCGGCAACTTCAGAAATTTTTATAACCCTGCCCTGAGCAGGACTAAAAGGATTTTTTATAAAAACTACCTTAACCATTGCCTTTTTACCTTATATACTCATAAATTCCCACTATCTGTCTACGCCAGATAGGACTGTCTAATCTATCAACACATACTCCTATTCGTTCCCTAGTGTGGATGAACATACCGTTACCAATATATACGCCAGTATGATTAACGATTCCCGGTGGAGCATTGAACCGTAAGCCAATGAGCGCAGGTACCGGAATATCTTCTCCATGTTTATAATCAACCTCTCGCCAATTGCCATTACTTACAGCTCCGCGGTATATGGTGTTTATTTTTTCTTTATCTTCAACACAGCACCAATATTCGCCGATTTCTTTGCCAAATCGTTTATATACCTCTTTAGTAAGTCCATAGCAATCATAGGCGGCAGGACCTCTACCGTCCTGTTCAAACGGCTTACCGATAAGGTCGGTATAATCTATGGTTTTATACATATAAGCCTCCTTGCGGAATACCCGGGAATCCTCCAAAGCGTTTGCTGTTTTCTCGCTTTCTGCAATCTGCAAGCGTATGATTGCAAGAAGTAAGCGTAGAAGTTGCTGCGCATTTAGTACTTTTATACTTAAACGGACAATAATTTTTCATGTACCTATCCCAAGGCCGTCTGCTTTGAGCCGGATAGGCATTGCCTAGAGAAAAACGTATTGCTTTTTCCGTTACAGTCGTGCTTTTTACAGAGTAATACTCTTCGAATTCTGCTATGTCGCTTTCCGGCTCTGTTGCAAGCACACACCTTAAAACTACTTTACCGCCTGTACCGCCATTACCCTTTTGTAAATAATACTCTAAATCTCTCGTAGTATTATCTACATCAACATTCAACGTCGGCAAAGTTCCCTTATCATCACTCTTTGCTTCGCTGATTTCAAACGGGAATGCTTGCCAGGTCTGCCCATTCCAGAGAACATCCTCGTTATTTCGCGCAATATAAATATGGTCAGGATCGTTAGGCAAAATAATCTCAAGCAAAATTACCCAGGCAGCGTCACTACAAATGGAATTTGCGGCCAAAATAGCCGCTGGCGATAACTTTAGCATGATTAAATCTCCCGTAGTTTTGCATTAATAGACCAGTAATGCAAAATCGTCAAAGCCATACTTGGCGGCTCACTAAAAACGACTACATAGGCTTTCCCTGTTTGCGGATGAATCCAGTTAAACGGTAGGCTTCCATTTTTCAGACTGCTGACATAAAAATTTTCAAATGCCTGCTTTTGTACATCAGTCATGTGTCCCCATTTAATTTCAAATGTTTTTCTGTTTCGTGTAAATTTAGGCCTCGTCTTTACTGTGCCGTCTTCCATATTGCTACGCAAAACAGCGTCTTCAAGCGCTTCCTGCAAAGGGTAATCAGGAGCGCTAATAGATTCCGGAAAATCAAGCATTAGCAACCGCTCCTTTCAAGATATTGTTAATTCCGTTCTCGTTTGTAGCGATAGCGTCCATAATAATATTTATAATCATTTCTTTTCCGTTTATTTGAGATGTGGACTGCACAGCTTTCATTTGTTGCCCACTTCTGTTCTCAATAACAACATTTACCCTTTCAACCCCGTTACGTCCAGCAGCTCCTAGCGCGGCAGCAGTTTGTTCTGCGGTATAAACACGTCCAGGCTGACCAAAATTTACCAGCTCTGGACCTTGCTCGCCTACGATAGACCAGCCGGATGCAACGCCGCCGTCAGCATACTTAGGAGTCCATTCAATCCAGTTTGGGTCGTTTAAATAAGAACTATTTTTATAAGAACTAAAATATGATGCATCTGCGCTAGCTCCGCCACCACCCATACCAAAAATTCCCATAATGGATTTCATGATTAAACCCTGCATGATCACTTTCATCATGGTGTTAATAATGGAGTTAGCAAGGCTTTTAAACAAATCATCAAAACGCTCACTGATAGACTTACTTTCGGTCAGCATATTTTGCCCGAAATTGGTAAACTCTCCCAGTATCTCATCAATACCGCTGCGAATGGTTGCTTGCTGGTCAAAGGTTTTGTTGCGAATATAATCTAATGCAGTATCCCAAGCGTGCTGCATATCGCTCGCCAATGTGGACTCAATAGCGACATGTGCATCGGCCAATTCTTGCATAATCTGCAGGCGCTGTTCAGTATTAAGCTGTTGAGTAGCCAACATCTCCCGTAAGTGCTCCTGATAACCGGTCAGCTCCTCCCGGCGCAGCTCATCCGCGCGCTGATTACCAATAATCTCTGCATCCTGCCATGCTTGGATAAGACTCATTCGTTGATCGTGAGCTTGCATAACAGCATCATTATTGGCTAGTTGCGTCTGCAAATCCTTATATTTGCTTATCAGTTCTTCTGTTTTAGCAATTTCTTCATTGCTGACGCCAGCAACCTTGGCTTCCTGTAGTTTAGCCTGCATTTTGCTGATTTCCTGCGTCAGCTTACCTTGAGATATCTCCGCAGCTTCACCAGTAGCTTCAAGGATTTTCTGATTTAAGTCAGCTTGTAATTTGCTGATAGAAGTCATTTGCTTCTGCAGGCGTTGCTCTGCTCTTTTAGCAGCAGTTTCGGCTTTTTTTGCCGCGGCAGCCGCTTTTTTCTCAGCCGCTGCATCAGTTTTACCACCAAAATCATTAACCTCTAAACTATTGGGATTTAAATTTGAACTAGAAGTAGACGTATCATTGAGTTTTTTGAAATCTGCAGTATTATCCGGCTTTTTAGTGCCAAAATAACGTTCATATATATCATCTGCAGACAAGTCGTTCATATACGCATAAGCACCGGCAGCCAATGCGCCAACGCCAGCGCCTATTGCAAGCGCGCCAGCACCAGCAACGGCAGCAGTCATGCCTGCGGTAGCTTTAGCGGCAGCCACAGCTTTATATCCGGCTACCAGCTTATCTAAGTAAGGCAACAGCATAGCTATACCCTCAACCGCTAAACCTGCCTGCACAAGATAATTGCCTGTGCTATATGCCCAACTATCAGTATCAGATGCCACACCTTGCAATACTAATCCTAATGCCGCAGCGGCGCCGCCTAGCATACCAGCAGCTGTTTGTGCCTTACCTAGCAAAGCGGCGTGCTTTTCTGCGGCTTTACTTGCAAGGATATGCTGTTCTTGCAGTGTCAGTATTTGCTGTGTTAGTTCTGCGTGGCCTCTAGCCGCTTGTTTGGCGGCTTGGTACTGTAATCTACCTGCTTGTTCTGCAGATAATCCCAACCTCTCATAATATTGAGCAGCTAACTTTAGTTCGATAGCCAGCGCACCTTGGTTTTGAGAAATCAATTTAGAAAATCCCTGCTGCACAACTTTGCTTTCTCTCAAAGCTTGCTGTTTACGAGTTTCTGCTCGGCTAACCACAGACGCTGCTTGATTAGCTGCTTGCATTTCCAACTGCGCTGCCTGCTGGACTTTCTGCCCATAGCTAGTCCACGTAAGCATAGCATTTTGGACTTCCGATACCTTATTGCCAATCTTCCATGCAGCAACGCCTAGCGCTATAGCTTTGGTATTATCAGCCGCAAAACCTAGCGCTGACGCTGCTAATTTTGCGCCTGGCGCAACAGTGTCAACTATAATTCCTGCAACATCTTTTAAATCGCCATACATATTCATGGTGTGCGCAGCGCCAATACGCAGGCTTTCAGATAATTCTTGCGAGATTTCATTTGTCTGCGGATTGATAATCTGCGCAGATAGCCCACCCATTATGGATTTATACTCATCCATAAACGGCTTCAGCTCGTTGCCTAGCGCCATGGTAAGGCCGGTTTTAGCCTGATCGGTTAAGCCGGCAAAGGTCTTGGCAGTTTCATTTGAAGCTTGGTCAAAGCCTTTCATTCTATCCATGAGAAATTTAAACAATCCCTCACTGGATGTTTTGGCAGCTTTAATGTCAGCATCAGTAATGCCTAAGGATGTAGCTAGCGTGCTACTTGCAGGTCTGATACCTCCCTGCACGAGGTCGCGCAGTTCTTGAATGATTTGAGGGCCGGTTAATCCCAAAGATTTAACAGCATTGGTGCCTACGGTAGTCAGCTTTTGGATTTGGCTGATATCCATGCCTGCGCCCAAACCAGGAGCAAGTAAGGCACGAAACGTATTTATAAGTTCCTCACTCGTTGCAGCGGTGCGCAATGCATCCTGATTTAAGGACTTCATAATATTTTGACTTATGCTAAGCGCTTGATTCCATTCAAGCTGCTTGCCGCCAATTTGCGTCATACTAGTCAAAATGCCAGCCATACCGATGCTGTTAGTTTCTATGGTTTTGTTATAATCGACGGCTTTGCCGATAATTTCGGTTAATTTATTACCAATACTATCGAATCCAGCCATTCCGGCAGCAATACCAGCGCCGGCAGAAACCATAGAAGAAAAAGTAGACTTTAAGGTTACAGCAGAACTATTTGCAGCATCAAGATTTCCTTTAATATTCCTAAGGCCGCCGCTCATGGCGTCCGTTAATGAAATTTTTACCCTTGTTTCGGCTACATTAGCCATGAGCATCACCTTCCTTTTTCTTGTTTAGGTATTTTAAAGTTACATCTTCTAAAATGCGCAGCTTTTCTACCGTTGGTCTATTCATTCGAATTCTACTCATGCGGCAGATTGCCTCAATTCCCGACCAATCGAAACCCATAGCTGCTACACCGCCTAAACCAATGACATAACGAATACAGTTGATTGTTAAATGCCTGATTTTAACAATTTCCTTATTTCCCTCAAGCACATCAGGAGCACGATACTCGCATTCCTGGCATTTTGCTTTCGGATTTATTTTTCGGCAGTCTTTGCAGTAGGCTCCTCGTTCGTACTGCCAGCGGACAAGGGCTTCAAGTTTTTTATTTCAGCTCTGCGGATAGTTTGGCTTAACGCGATTGTTGCGTCAACCACAGCCATACCCTCGGCACCTGTCAATTTCTTGGCAGCTCCAGGATATATTTTCTCCAAAATCCAGCTGCTAATAATGCGGCCTACTTTGCCAGCCGTAGCATCAGGATTTTCTGCAACTATCTTTTCGCGCTGTTCTTCAAACTCGCACCATTCATTCCAATTCATAGCTCGTACTTCTAAAATGTATCCGTTCATCATTTAGCCTCCTTATTCGCTTTCGTCGTGGTCATATGTTTCGTAAGCATTTATCAAAGTCACAACGACAGCAGATGCCTGTTCGCTATTTTGATAAAACCCATTAAAACTCAACGACTGCTTAATACCTGCAGGTCCGTCAATACCCGGAGAAGTGCGAGCAAATTTCACTTCGGGCAGCAGAATACTCATCTGCAAATCATCGCTTTGCTTAATAATAAGCTCCATTGATGTTTCGCTGCTTTGCTCCGCCATGGTAAGGTAAGTAGCATCTTTGAAAAATGCTTCCAGCGTACCACTGGCTTTAACTAAGCCGTCACAAATAGCCTCGCGGAAACCTTGGCTGCCGATAGTATAAGTATCGCCGTCTAAGCCATTATCAATATCCAAAGACCATGATGTTACCCTGCCTGCGACATTGCCGCCGATTTTAACGATACACTGGAAATTATTTGCACGGTCAAAAGTAGGCTCAATTAAATTAGCCGCCATAGCGGTCTGCTTAATTTCTTCTTTAGCGCCCATGATAGATACGGTAGAAGTAAGTTCACCATCACCGCCAAAGGAAAAACTCATTTTGCTTACCTTGCATCCATGCTGTTGGATGTATTGGCTGATGCCAGGAAAAGCTTTTTCCATCGTAAAACTCGGAACGCCTTCGCCGATTTTAAACACATGTTGATATTTTTCGGTATCTTTTGAGGTAGAAACAGGAACGCCAATACCTAAAGTCAACCAATAACCAAAGGCAGTAAAATCTACCGGTACCACAATGTCACCAGACACGTCATTATTTCCGAGAATAGGTTCTACGGGATTTCGATTGCCGCGAATAGTAGCAGGATCTGTGCTATTTTGACTGCTGGCCACATTATTAGAGTTAAACGGCATATTAATAGTCATAGTTCCTGCAGCAGTTGGCACAACACCATATTCTTTTTCAATGACGATATTAGTCTGTGTTTTTGCGCCAACGCCCCAAGGACACTTTGCAACACTCATTACCATATTTTTACATCCTTTCTAAAAATCAAATTTATACCCTATAGGTATTTCTATTTGCCAAGTAGCGGCGAGCCATGCCTGCCAATGCAATGGATTATTGCCGACCACGCCTGCTACCAATGCTTCCACATCAGTAGGCGGCTGGCAGCCTCCTTTATAGCGATTTAAGCTATCCTGAACAAGTTGTAAGAGTTCAGACACGCGCTGCTGCCCGTCGTTAACAAGAACTCCTTTATCAGTAACAACAAATTCTCCCGCAGAGCAAATTCCTACACCAACCATGCATTGATAGGAAGGTGTTTTATTATAAGCGCCTTCATGCTTACTGATGTCATGGATAATCAAATATGGCGTATCATCAATCACAGGCTCATATGCCTCATACTGGCTGATAATTACATTTAGTTTCTTCTCAAAATGCTCCTGACAATATTGCTGTACTTGTTCATCAGTAATGATATGATTACCAATTCTGACGCCAATCTCTGTAAGATTTTCATTTTGCAAGTTTTCAACCAGTTTAATCATTTATATACCTCATATTTTCTTGTTGGCTTAGAATTTTCAGGAACTCCTTCAAGGATATATTTCCGCACCTGTTTTTCAACATATTCTTCTATTCCCGGCTCAATTAATGGCATAACAGGATTAAACAGTGGACGAGCCGGAACCTTTAATTGATTAGTGTTCCATTTAAGATGTACGCCGTGTTCGCCGAAGTATCTGCGAATGTTTGGAGTTATGGTTCTTGTTATGCCGAACTCCTGTATTCTACCGTATATAGCAGAGGTCAAACTTGTCCAACCAATATTTACAGCATTATCTGCATACTGGTATCCGATAGCCCGCCGCATTTGACCATACCATTCTTTAGGTGCTTGTGGATTCAGTTTTCGCCGCACATCTAAAGGTATACGCTCACGCCAGTTTGCAACAGTCTGAAATTTTTTAGTGTTTATCAAACGTTTAATACGTCCAGAAACGTACCAACCTAAACTTTTCGTTAAAGCGCGCATAAATTTAGGATTTTGGGCTAAATACCTATTAATCATTGGTGTTACCTGGTCTTTTACGCTTATTTCAATCATCTGCGCATATACCCTCGTTCTTTGTAGGTGGCTTTCACGGTAACGTTGCCGCCAATACTATCCAATAGCAGTACACCGCCAACAAAATACTTAATACCCTTATAAACGATTTCATCACCGCGCTTGGGTTCCGGTACATCATTGGTGTTAACAGTAAATTTAGCATCACCGGATACCTCGGTCGCGTTGCTGATGCGCATAAACGCTGGAGACTTCTGCCGTTCGGCTTCGCCCACCTCGCAATTTGCAACGACTTTTTTGCCGTTATAAGTTATCTCTTCACCAAATAAATCAAGATCAAATAGGGCGTCGCGTATAGTCTTTGCAATATCGCTATTGGCCATAATATTCACCTCGCAATAGTTTTATTGTAAAGGCAGGAGCAGACTGCCTACCCCTGCCTTTACATTTATGCGTTGATTTTTACCAACACCGCACCGTCCGCGACAGCTACTGCAACAGCAGTACCTATTACAGTATCTGATGTGCCTGCTTTCGCTGCCTTGCCGCTAGTCAAAGCGATCTTATCGCCGGCAGCAATTGCCGCAGATGCAGTGAACTCAAATACGCCGGTTAAGGTCAGAGCAATCAAGCCGCCAGGCTCGCCGCCTGTCTCGGCAACGCCAGCTAACGCGCCTACCATAATAACATCGCCAGCCTCTACTTTATCCGTGCAAGTGTAGTCAATCTTATCGCCCTGACGGCGGTAAATTGCATTTTCTTTAGCCATTTTTATCCCTCCGATTAGGCGCCAGTTGCAACAACGCCAGAATTTTTAACAATAGAAAGCGTATCCATTAATTTAACGCCAAAGTCAATATACATGCGGTACCGCCAAGCCAAGGTATCGAAGGACGCTTGGCTTTCAATTGTCGGAGTACGTTTGCCGTTAAGGAAATCTACCTCAACGCCATAGTTCTTACGCGCTTCGCCCAGCAGATACCACGCTTTAGTATCCAATGCGTCTAATTCAGCATCCGTAACCAACTCAAACGCATTGGCGAACACATTCTTAACGCCAGCATGAGCCGCAGACGGGTCAGCAGCGCTGTTCAGCAACTGGCCGGCAGTCACAGCCAGACTTACAGGCACGACTAAGGCTTTGGGCATGATACGCAGTGTACGCTTATTGTTGTTAGGGTCTTTGCGAGTACGAAGCAATTTCATGGATTCGGCTACGGTAGCGGTAGAAATCGGTCCGCCGGTACCCAAATTAACACCAGTAGTATAAGTAGCGCCAACAAGCGCCGCATACGCCAGGCGGTTAATCAAAGCATTACATTGTTCAGCCAGCATAGCCGGAACTTCAGTCAGCACAGATTGATCGTCATTGATAAACATTTGGCGGGTATAACTAAAGCTGCGTCCGTAGGTGTACAGCTGAGCAAATTTCTTGCCTTCTTTCAGAGTCAGGTCGGTAAACTCGCCGTTCTCCGGAATTTGGATAGGCTCTGCCTCAGCGCCTACCTCTACGCGGTAATCTTTTCTAAAGTCTGCCAAGGAGCCAATATATGCCCAGCGGTCATAGGTCACATTTGCAGCATCAAATCCCTTGGTCAATGTAGCGCGGGCAACGTCCTGGCACAAGGTCGGTAACGTGCCAGTGGTCATAGCACGAACAAAGAGTTCGTCGGCATCCATGTTGTCAACGCCTCGCTCACCCTTGCGCTGTAACAGATCGCGTACCATTTCGCGAACGCCCATACCACGCATTTGTTCAGCGCCATCAGCTGGCTTTTCAACCTGGATACCACTTCGCAGCATAATGGCATCACGATATGCGGCATAGCGTTTTTCTAGGTCGGTTTCGCCTACGGTGGCAGTTTGTTTTTGCGCCACAGGAGTATTTCTTTTGGCTAAAATGTTTAATAGCTCTCGTTGTACAGTTTCAACATCTGTACCGTTATTTAACCAAGAGTCCCTTTGCTCATTTTCAATATTAAATTGGGCAGCCAAAGCATTGATGTGACCAGCGCGTTCGCGTTCTGCCCTAACAGCAGCCTCGCGTGCGGCATCCACATTAGCAGCAGCCGCAGAAGCTGCAGGTTCAATTACTTGGTTAGGTACTACCGGTTCGTTTGTCATGTTTTCAATTCCCCTTTCTTTGTTCAGCATGAGCTCATTATAATATGGCATGGAGCGCCCCACACCTACAGAAGCGTCAGCCGGCACCGTTACAATAGATACCTCAAACACTTCCCATCTGGTTGCAATATAGGCCGGACCTTCTATCCCGTCTTCTGTTTTTTCGCCTTTTTCTACAACCAGCCACTGAGAAACACGATATCCTACGGATACACCGCGAATAAAGCCATCACGGACTAAGCCCATTATTTCTTCGGCTTTGTCAGTCCTCGCGAATTCAATTTCTGCCAAAGCTCTTCCGTTTTCAGTCCATATTTTTAGCGGTTTACCAATAACAGTATCGCGTTTGTGGTTAAATAAGACAGGCATAACACCGCCAGCAAAACGTTCGGTGTTTACAGCCTCATCTGTGCAGCGCAGGATTTCTTTGTCACCCCACCAGTTAATACAAGGCGTATCACTAGCAAAGGACATTGTCACCGTGCGCTTTTCTTCGTTAAATTCACCTAGAGCAGCTTCGCGGTACCGCGGCAATTCCTGTCTGCGTTCTCTCGGCAAGGATCTCATCTGCTCCAGTGTTAATTCATTCGGCATTTTTTTCTACTCCTTCATCATCTTCTTTTGACTTTGGCGTCACGTTTTCAAACGCAAGTCCCAGCTCGGCTTTCAGGTCAGCTTCAGCCTTCAACTGATGTAACTCCTCCTCCCAATCCAACCCCTTTTTTGCGTATAACGCTTTTAAAGTAGTTTGCCCAGATTGTAAGAGCGTAGCGTTAGCCTCGGCCTCCTTCAACGGGTCTATCCACGGCAAGCCCTGTCCAATAAACTCGTGCTTCAGATACTTTGCTTGGTTAGTATAAAAATCCTTAGGCGGCTTTACTGTACCTGCTAAGATTGCAGCATTTACTACTTCTGCAAAAACAAAATCTAACAGGTGTTCGATGAGATATTGCTGTTCAGCCTCAAATACTTTCCAGTCCTCAAGCATATTCTGTCGAGCGCTGGAATAATTTACCTGGCTAACATCACGACTAACCATTTCGTAGGATAGCCCTTGCCCGGCAGCCACACGGCGCATTGACGCCAAATTATAAGCAGCAAACTCGCTGCTTTGACCACTAGGCACAAGTGTTTTCACGTCTTGCCCCGGCTTTAATTCACTGATACTGCCGGGATTTATCCGCTTTGCCAATCCATCTTTCGTTGGTTCATCTTTATTGTTTGTAGCAAGTATGGATGTCCCAACAGCCGCAGCTGCTTGCTGTTGAGTAGTAATAAACGCCACAACAGCAGCGGATATTTTTTGCTTAAAACCAGTTGCATCGAAAAATTCATCTAAATCCTTGATGGTTGTTATCGTCCGCACAAGCGGCGTCATTTCACGCACTTCCGAAATGCGTGCATGGTCAGTAAGATAAAATACTCTTTCCGCCGGAATTCGTACCGGATCTTTTTCAAGCAGACTCTCAAAATCGTACTGCTTTATCCAGTAAGCTTTAGGCTTGCCGTAATCAGTAACCTCAACGCCGCCAACGATTGGATTATTATCCTTGCCTCTGATGCGGCCGCCGCTGTCTAAACAGTCTACCTCGGTCAACTGCAATGCGAATGGAATCGGCAAATTTTCGTCATAAACCTTTACAAGCAAAACTGCCCCGTCAACCATTCTCCTGCGTACAATCAGTTTTAAGACCTCGTTCAGAGAATACCGACTTGTTACGTCGCAGTTACCCGGGCGGCTCCAGACTTTCCATAAATCCTCAAGTTGGTTATTCCATTCTTGATTGTCTGTACGCACCTGCAGCATAAATCCTTTGCCAACAACATTTCTAACGAAGGCATTTATAATACTGCTGACGACATCGCTGTTCCTCTCTAAATCTCTAGCTCTTAAGCGCGCCTGTTCGCGGCTCATGGAGTTGATAGCCTCGCCGCTGCCATTAGGCAAACTGCGCCAGCCATGACTGTTTCGTTGAACATTAGCTCCTTCATAGCCTGCCGCACGTGCTAGTTCTATACGGGCAGCATGCCGACGAAGCGCTATTTCCGGAGCAAACACTCCGATGAGACTGTCTAACCGTTCTCCAAAAGTAGGATTTCTCTGATTGCTTTCCAATTTACTCATCTCCTTTCAATTAACTTATCTTCTGCCAAAGTAAGCTAACGGCGTTCCAAATGCGCCACCATTATTAGATTGGGACATTTGAGTTTCCAATTCTGCTTGCAATGCCGCTCTTTCAGCTCTTAGCTCTGTCAAACTATAACGTTTTACCATCGCATTAGGCGTCTGCACAGTTTGACCAGTACGCAACGCCGCACTGATGGCGTTATCAACAGCCTCTAATCGTTTTTGCAGCTCTTCAACAGTCATATAATCACCTCCTAAATTTCAAACCTAGGTTCAGGCAAGGCACCTTCTTCGTCGTAACTATAATCAACCTGCGGGTCTTCAATAATTTCCTGCATGGCACGCACATTAGCTAAATCGGCAGTAGCAAAACTGTATACACAGCAGTCCCACCAATGGTTTTGCTTAGCGCTGGTCTTTTTTACCCATTTTTCCAATCCCTTATCATCAACAATACGGTGCTCCGATGTTATATGTTCAGCAAACTCCCTGCTGCATTCAGCGTTTAGCATCCATGCGCCTCGACCCAAAGGTGCAGCCAATCTTGTAGCAATTTCATTCTTATACATGTTGGTATTAAGCACCCATAACTGTAATGGGATTCGCCCTGGCGTTCTTGGTTCAATGTTTGTTGCTCTAAGGTAGGCTGCCATATTGACGCTACTGCCTTTCACGGGGATTGCCCTGCCTTGATGCTTCCAACAATAATCGTAGACTTCTTCTGTGCGATAACCTGTATCTATACCGTAGTTGCATACCCGATACTGGTAGTTAGGATTTTCGCCAGGATAAACTTGATCCATTACTGCTTCTATGTCATCCCATGTCAGCACACGCCCGTACCCGAGTATTTGCCCGGTTACTCCCGGTCCCCAAGCGGTTATTACCCAGTACATGTGGCCAACCTGCACGTCTACACCGCCGGTAAGCAGCTGCGCCCATTCAGGTACTATAAACATAGGGGTATCGGTTTTATGTTGCAGGACAACATCAACATCCATAACAGCAGATTTCGGCTCCCACGGCTCACCTAACCATGAGTTTACGAAGTTCATCAGCGATAAAGGATCGTCTTTGCTTCGCAAGAACTCTGCCGCTACCTGACCAAAGGTTACCCAAGGAGAATAGAGAGAGTTTAATCCATACGCAACACTACGAATCTTGCCTTCAACCTCGTTCAGAGGCGCCCACTTACCTTTTTCTAACATTTCAGGCTTGTAGCGGTCTGTAATCTGCTCTTTGCAGTATTCGCACTCATAGTAAGTATTGTTCTCAACAAAAGACGGAGATTGGTCCGCATCAAACTTTACGTTTCCCCATTTAAACGCCTGCATCTTGCCGCAAAAAGGGCAAGGCACTTGATACTCGTACCTAACATCAGCGTTAAGGTATAACTTGTATATCTCTCCGCTAACCAACGTCGGCGTTGACCAAAAGAAAAGCTTCCGCCGTCCAGGCCAGTTTTTAGTACGTTCTTCAGCCAGCTTTAAAGGGCTGGCTTCTTTACCAGCCATCTTAGGATACTTATCAATTTCATCCATGATTACAACAGGCGATGACCAAGACGCCAAGTCCATAGGCGACCGAGCCGAGCCAAATTTGCAAAAGCCGCCGGCGAAACGCAACATAGCATTTTTGCTATCGTTTTCCTGAAACTTTCCATCAAAGCATTCATTATTAACCAGCACTTTTTGCAAGCGATCGGCAGAAAACTCCTGTAAGGTATCGTTGTCTGGCAAAACGTAAATTATACGTCCCGGCGCCTGCGCTATGATGTACCCAACAATGTTGATACCGCATTCTGTTCCACCTACCTGCGTAGGCTTCAAGAAAATTACCTTTTCTACATCATCGCGATTAAAAGCATCCATAATATCGGTAAGATAAGGAACTATTTCATTACGCCAAGGACCAGGACGAGATGTTTCTTCACTGCTCATATAGCGGTTTTTGGCAGCCCATTCGCTGACCGACATTGGTTCCTCCGGCCGCAGCTTTATGAATGCTCTACTTATGAGATTTTCGAGGGCGTCCAACTGCTTTCTTAGCAGGTTGTCCTCTTGCGTTAAGCACTCCACCGTTATCGGCGCATTCTTTGAGCGCTGTTCTGACATAACCATCTATAAGTCTCCTTGCCTGCGGCGCCAACTCCGGGTACTGGCTATACATTTCCGTCATAATATGGTCGGCAATGGCCAACATGGAGTTTTTCAGATTCTGAAAAATCTCTGATAACCGTTCCTCTACTAATACAGTAGGTATCAGCTCACCGCTTTTCACTCGCAGCTCCTGCTCCGCCAGCGTTGCCCTAGCCTGTTTTAACCGGGTGTCCGCTTGCAGTTTAGCCGCCATACCATCATCAGCTCCGCCTTGGATACCGGCATCGCGGCCGCGCCACACAAGCACCGCATGAATGTCATACCACCCACGGCTTTCTTTAGGACATCCCTGTCGTTCCCACACCCCAACAGTTTTAGGGCTAACACTCATAATTTCAGCCAGTTTTGACGTACTAAGCAGCAGCCTATCATCTTCAGTAATGCGCAACCACTTATTACGCTTAGGCGCCACTGCTGGAGTTTCTTCGTTTATCAGCTTCAGGTAGGCGGTCGCAGCTTTAGGGTCAGGTCTAGTGCTTTTAGTAATCTTTTTGGCCACTGGCTGACCAGTTCTAGATTTTGCTATTACCGTTTCTTCTGTCTTATATCCTAAAGCACTCTTTTTAAGTGCTTGCAGGACTTCAGAGCGATTTTTTTCTGTTTCAGGAGTGTTATTATTTGATACGCTTTTTTGTTCGCTTATAGTCAAATTCCCACCCCTTTTTTCGGAATTATTATATTAGTTTCACCGCGGTTGTGCCCGACCATCATCTGTACCCCACCCCTAGGAAGGACCCGTACCGCATTTCAAACATTAAACGTGTCAGTTTATGCTTTACAGGCATTCCCTTTGAATATTCGTTTATCGCTTGCGGTATGCCCTTATATATATTTTCGCGCAGAGCAAGGCACCAATCTATATCATTTACCCCCGATTCTGCCAACTTTCTGCCATCTTTGCATAAAAATAGCCCTGCAATACACGCAGAGCAAAGAAAAAGCCTGCCCTCTTACAGGCAGGCTAATAATATCATGTTCACTTTTTGAAGTCTTCCAGAGTAATCTCCCCGGCTTTGAGCATACGAACAAACTCTTTAACGATTGCCGTCTGTTCTGCGGTAAGTCGAAACTGTACTTGCTTAGTAACAGCGTCGCCCTCCAGCTTCTTGCGTCCAGCTCCAGGGCGCGCTCCGCCAGTGTTTGGACGTGCTCCGCCCCATTTGCCTTTAGGCTTTACTTCTTCGGTCATACATGTTCACTCCTAACGTTTTAATACTTTTATCAATGAATAAATAGAAATACACAACGCTACCACAGAAATAATCAAAGTTAAGTTTTCCATTTTTTATAAGATGTGGTATAATCAAGGTGAGGCGGGGTTTGCGCCCCAAACCTCAGTGTTTTCTAATCTGGTGCAGCGTGATAATTGCGGCTAACAAGTTTATCACTGCTGTTACCAGATTTATTATTTCTACCACATCTTCTCACCTCCTCTCTATGTTTTAATTATACCACGTTTGAAGAATTTTGTCAAGCTTTTTTCTACAATATTTTAATTTTTTCATGTAATATTCTCTTTTAAATTTTATATTTTTTAATTTTTAAGCAGTCTGTAAATATACAGACTGCTTTTTATAATATATCAGTTTTCTTGCCAGTTAAAGCTTCGTAGCGGTTGATAATAACCGTGGCATATATAGGGTCTAACTCCATTATAAAACACTTGCGTCCCGTCTGCTCTGCAGCAATTAGTGTGCTCCCACTGCCACCAAATAAATCCAACACAAGACCGCCTTTCCTGCTGCTGTTGATGATAGCACGTGCGCATAATGATATCGGTTTCATTGTTGGATGTACGTCATTTTTGATAGGTCTTTCGCAACGCCATATAGTATTTTCACCGCCTGGCATTACCTTATATTCGTTTACTTCTAATATTGTTTCTCCATTTTCCGTTAGAATATGAAGCAATGTTTTTCCATTATCTAAGCTTTCAGCAATAATAGGATTTGGTTCAATAACGCTACTTTGTTTGCGTCCCCCGTAAAACTTGTGAGAAGCTCCAGGTTTCCACCCATACAAAATAGGTTCATGTTGCCATTGATAATCCTGCCTGCCTAAAACAAAGGAATTTTTCACCCATATAAGGCACTGACGTAATGACCAACCCGCGGCAACAAAACTTTCTCTAAAGCAATTTCCTGCATTATCGGCATGACAAACGTATATAGCAGCTCCCGGAGCTGAGGCAGTATACATATTACTAAAAGCCTGTAACAAAAATTTCTTGAACTTTTCTAGCGGCATATTGTCGTTTTTGATTTTTAGCTTTGCTTTTGTTCCACCTTGATAATTAACATTGTACGGCGGATCTGTAAACACCATATTGACTAGTTGTCCATCCATGAGTCGTATAATATCTTGAGTGCTTGTGGCGTCACCACACATCAGTCTATGGTTACCAAGGCAGGCTACCTGTCCCACCTTAATCCGTTGATTTTGTTTAGCATATTCCAGCGCGCTCTCTTTATTAAAATTATCCTCATAGACTGCTTCTGACTGACTGGACGAAAGCAATGCGTTTAATTCCGTTTCTTTGCAACCGAAAAGGTCTAAGTCAATACTATCACTAACAGAATTTAAAATATCCTTGAATATGTCATTATCAAACTCTGCAAGCTCCGCAATTTTATTGTCGGCAACCATGTCAGCATATTCTGCAGCTTCTGTTTTATAATCCTGATAGTCAACAGGCACAACACTCATTTCCAGCAGATGAGCAGCCTGTAATCGCCCATGACCAACAATTACATAGCCGCTCCGCTTACTTACCACAATCGGTCTCCTGAATCCTTGAGCTTCGATTATTTTTGCTAGCATTGAAATCTGCTTGTCCGGATGCCTATTAGGATTTTTGGGATGCTCTACTAATTCATTGATATTCACCAAGTCGCTATATGTACAACAAATTTTTATTTCACTCATTTTCATTCCCTCTAAGCCACTGATTATAAATTTCTACGGCAATATTAGCCATCATATTGGGAGGAACGCTCATGCCACAAATATATTGCACGCTGCGGCCGCAAAAATTAAAGTCCTGCGGAAAAGACTGGCAAGTAATTAAATCATGTACCGAAAATTTATTTCCGTCATGCATTCTTATAAACGTTCCTGATGCAGTTATTGTATTACACACCCTGTCATCCGATATTACTGAATCATTGAAATGCGTGTTTTTCCCATAAAAACGAAGCATTATATCCTTGATTGAATGGTCATTCTTTGTTCGCCTCGCTAACAGCTTCCCTAATTTCGAGTCAGCTTTCAAAGGTAATCCCTCTAAACTCCTTACTTGACCAAACTTTATCACAGGACAGTTAAAACAAAGCTTCAACGGTGGATATTTCATTCTGTTAGCGATAAAAAATAGCCTTTCACGTTTACTCGGTACGTCCATATATGCTGCATCCAATTTGAATAACTGAACATAGTATCCCAAGCTTTGAAACGTGCGGATAATTTGATTCACATAGCCCCGAGCTTGTCCCTGCGCCAATCCTACGACATTTTCAGCAACAACAATTTTAGGATTTAAGATTTTTACTGTTTCTAAAAATACAAAGAACAAATCATCTAAAACTTGTTGCTTCTGCCCCTCACGAAAAGCTTTTGCTTTGCCCCAGTTCTTTTCCCTTAAGCCAGCAATGGAAAAGGTACTGCACGGCGGCGAGCCGTCCAAAATATCCAAATCATATAGTTCTGCTGGCAACGAATCCAACCTGTTAAACTCTCTTAAATCCATATTGAAGTTAAACTGCGGATGATGATTGGTTTTATATACTTTATTTATGGCGTAATCAATTTCAACATTGCCCAGCACATCAAACCCCGCTCTCTTATACCCCATGGTACTACCGCCGCCGCAGGAAAAACAGCTAAATACTTTTATATGTTTTTTATCCTGCTTTAAGTCTGTCAATTTCCAAATATAATCAAACATAGCTATACCTAAAATCGGAAACCACAACGAGGGCAGCAATGTTCAAATTTGTCATCATCAAATGCATTTAAAGCAATTTCCTGTGAATTGTTTTTCTGTTCAGCTCTTTCTAAGCGTCCCATCAGCTTATCAATGTCGCTCTGAACCATACCGAACAGTTCTTCATCAAAATCTTCGCACGCATCTAATTCGTTAAGCAAATCACTAAGGCTCGCATTATCAAATTCGGCTAATTCCGCGATTTTGTTATCTGCCACCATATCTGCCCATTCGGCCGCTTCGTTTTCATAATCTTGATAATCTACCGGCACTGCTTCCATATTCAAATACTTGGCCGCAGCAAGCCTACCATGGCCAATGATAACAAAACCGCTGCGCTTGCTTACTACAATAGGTCTACGAAAGCCTTGCGCCATTATAATTTTACTTAAAAGCACTATTTGCTTTTCTGGATGCTTATTGGGGTTTTTCGGATTTTCAACCAGCTTTTCAATCTGAACCAATTGAGTATAACTACATAAAATTTTTATATTTTCCATGATGCTCGCCTCCTTTGGGTTTATTTTGGCATAAAAATAGGGTGGAAGAACTAACGATTATTCTTCCACCCTATAACTATTTTATAATTGATTTTTACAAATCCGTCCCGAGAAACCTGCCTACCATTTTACAAATACTGCTAATATGACGATAAAGGGTTCTGACACTTATATTCAGTTCGGCTGCGATCTGCATATCTGTCAGCCTAGGTTTCGGCGCCCAAAATTTCAACCTTAGCACAGCCCTTTCTTCAGCACTCAAATCTTGCTCGGCCGCAGCTATTGCTTCCGTAATTTTTCTGAGCATATACAGCCTGTCCTGCAAATACATTTTTTGCTCTACAGTATAATCCTTGTTGTATGCCGGCCATAAAGATAAATCATCTATTTTTCTGCATATCCTGCTAATTTCATTTTTGGAGCGTTGATAATTAAGCAGCTCCGCGCATATATATTGCCGTGTTTCACGCCTCATACCAACACCCCTTTCTTTTAGATGTTATTTTCTAAAACAATCGCAATGTCCTCGTCAAATATGGCTGAATATCCTCTGCTTGTCGGCATATAATATAAGTTCCGCCGTGATTCTCAATTTCACGCTGGAAAATTTTTTGATTATCGCTCTGCTGTCCTTTTGGTGTTTTAATCTCAATATAAATTGTTTTTCCATCCTTAATGGCCGTCAGATCCGATAATCCTAAATGGCTGCCTAACCCCTGCTGATGACGGATAACATACCATCCATCAAATCGCAGCATTTCACGTATTTCATTTTGAATAATAGTTTCCGGATTTGGTTTTTTTACAAATCTTGTCATATGTGCACCCCCGCATTATGTATATCTTTTTTATCGCCCGCAAAAGCCGATAATTGCGCTCGCTACACAATTATCGGCTATACTTCTTCCAGCCCTGCGCCTAGGGCTCGCTTGTATATAATTCAGGCAAGGTTATGCTGTTGCCTGGCTGCGGGTCTATTATTTGTTTTTTCTTTAACAAACGACTATTTCACCTTAGCGCACGTATCTCTTTGCGTTTTAAGCTGCCTAGCGACATTCCGCCGCTCATGCCTTGATTAGTGGTACAATTTCTTTCTCTACGATGACGATAATAGTTGCGACAGCACTGTACATTACAAAATTCAGTACGCCTATCTTTTGTATCGCTAATCATTACGTGTTTGCCGCATTCCTTGCACATAAATTCACGTATCACCCGACCGCCGTCAGACTTATGGACAAGTCCAATGCGATTGTGAAAGTAATGGCAGCACCTTGGCGAACAAAACTTTTTGTTGCTTATTGTACTGCTGAAAGATGTACCGCAATACAAGCATGTTTTAACTACCTGTTTCATTATTGCTTTTTCTTTCCTCCTGAAACACCTCGTGCGTACCATTAAGCAGCTGCTCTTCCTCCGCCGCAATATCGTAGCCAAGGCTTTGCAGCCATTGATATAAAAGAATAAGTTTGCTGCTGCTTTTATATCCAGGCAATGCGCGCTTGTAATCTGTTGAACTGGATCTATACTAAAAAAGTAGACACATATTTGAAGTGTTTGTTACAATAAACTAAACACAAAGAAGGAGGACTTTTATGGCTGCAAACAACTACAACAAATATGATGAAGAGTTTAAAAAAT